ATCCCCATTTATGGTCAGGTAAATATTAGCTGGAACCCCAGATGTAACCGTACCTGTTCCTGCGTAAATTGTGCCAGCGTTTGCGCCACCACTGCCTGCACTGCGAACAATGCCGCGATTTATTCGTATGTAAGATTTTGTGGTGTTAACTGCCGTTTGCCCATTCAGCGTGACAACTTCGTTTATTTCGTTGTAATCGGCGTCTAGGCCAAAAACTTCTACTGTTCTTGCACCAGTTCCTGCGGCAGTGTCATTAGCTGAACTGCTTGATATAGTCATTACTGTGGCTGATGCGGGATAAGCGTATAAGCCGCCCTGTTCCCAGATGGTTTCCTTAGTGGCTCCAACAGCGGCGTTGTAACCAAACTTAAAAACAGTTTTATGGAATGATATTTGACCACGGGAGACTTGAAGCTCGAATGGCTCAGTAGTCCCTACACGGGATATGGAACTTTTCTCAGCCATTCGATAACTCCTTTATGACAGGAATACTGTCACGCTTGAACAGTCTGTCAAATCCAAGTAAACGTCAGTTTCAAACAAAATACCATTGTCTGGGATGTTGACTGAAAATGTATCTGAAACGCCGAATGAAACGTCTAGCAGTGTGGTACCGCCAGACCCTCCATCCTTCAAGACAACCTGTGGGCTACCAGAGGCCGCTGTTTTTACCTGAATCTGACGCACACGAGCGCGGCTGGCATACACAGTAGCGTCTGCCGTTTTAGTAACCGCGAATACATCAGACATAGCCATGACTACACCTACGACAGATTGTTGTTCTGAACGTAAAGAACCGTTACAGTAGCCGCACCAGCGGTAGCCGCCGTGCCAGATTGGTTGTATGTCACAACGATGTTAACGTCGCTTGCGCCAACATCAATCAAGTTCCCAATTTGAGAAACGTCTGATGTTGCAAGTACGCGAGCCTGTGCACCAACGGCTAAGTTGTCTGCATATTTGTTTGCTGTAGTACCGTCGCCAATGTCGAACAGGTTCGTTGTAGCGGCGTTAAATGCAGTCGTTACATCTACTGCAATTTGGAAGATTTGGCTATTTGCTGGAACGGTTGCTACGGTTGTGGTCGTGCCATCAGCACCGAAAACAACGTTTGCGCTTTGTGCCATAAGAGCGAAACCAACGTTAGCTACGTTCGTTCCGACCGTGCTTCCAGTGGTGTCTTTGATTGTACCAGCCTTAATAGGGCCAGAAAAAGTTGTAGTACCCATGTTGAACTCCTGTCTGGGTTAAGTCAGTTACACCATGTAACTGTCAGGGACATATGTATTCTAATACAAAAAAAGAGGGGCGGCAAATGCCACCCCCCAAAAAATTCAACTGAACTTTTTATTATGCACCAGGTGAGCCATAGACACCAAGTGGGTCGGAAACGCCGAAGCTGTAGCGTTCGCGAGCTTTATAGCGAACGTTACCAGTATCGAAGTCACCATCCATTTGAGTCGTCATAGGCGTACGGACAAAGTGCTTCATGCCATTCGGTACATCGGTTGTGATGAAGAAGGCGTCTGTGTCAGTCAGGTAGTGATTGACGCGGAAACCTTCTGGAATCGAACCGTTGCTACGAAGAGCATTGATGTCGTTGTCGGCAGTGCCAGTGCGAAGCTCAGTTTGCAGAAGGCGCGTAGCAACAAACATCAGTGCAGGTGGCACAATCAGTTTGCGCGGACGAGCCGCAATGAGCAGGCCACGCTCGTCGGTGAAAGCGGCGATGTCAATCACAGCTTGCTCCAGCGAGGTTTCGTTCAAGTCAGCGGCAACTGATGGACGGTTTGAGTTGTTACCGCCAGCAACCGTTGGGTGTGCTGTGCTGAACAACGTTACGCCATCGCCAGACTGGAACGTGTCAAAGCCAGTGTTAAGAAGCGAAGCGGCTTTAACCTGCTTCGTGTAAGCCATGGCGCGAGCCAGAGCTTTGGTGTAACGTGCAGACAATGCGTCATACAGGTTATCTTCCATTGCTTCTTCAGTGATAGAGAAACCCATTGCAACCGTTTCGTGGTTGTAACGAGCGGTGAAAGACTCTTGCGCGTTGTCGAACGAAATCGCTGAACCTTCGGGCTTCACAGGAGCCGCACCGAAGCCGCTTAATTTGACTTCTTCTTCAAAGCTACGCTCTGAGTTTTCGGTTTCATAGATTTCTGCGTGTTCGTTTTCGTACTTGTCGTACTCTAGCCCGAACAGTGCGTTCAGACCCGGCAAAAGTTCTTTAAGAAGTTGTGCGCGTGAAATTGCCATTAGTCACTCTCCTTATGCAGAACCAGTTGTGGATGTGTGCTGATGGTAATTAAACTTACAAACCAAGATCGGATACGAAGTACCTTTCTCATCGCCCTTGTCGCCACCGAGATAATCGATGACACGGATTGGGTTCTGAGCGTCTGTACCAAGCGTCGAAATGTCCAAAGCAACACGGCTGATTTTCAGCGATGTGTTCGGAGCAGTTTGTACCAACAGCGCGTTTTTGCCGTAAATGTCGCCAGTGTTCGTAGGCGCACCGTCTGCTTGGATAGCAAACAATACGTTCGGGTCATCGACAACGAAAGCCATGGCGTCAGAGGCAACAGTGCCTGTTGGCCAAAGCTGGCTATATACGACTTGATTTGTGTTTGGGTCGGTGTATGAACAACCGACGAAGACGCCGACAATATCCAAAGCGGTAGTGTCGTCGCCTGTACCGGCCTGCTTTTGAATAGTCGTGGCCGTACCACCGTCTACGAGTTGAACAATGTCACCCATAGCGATGTTAACGGCATATCCAGATGCGATTGGGTACTGGCGGAATACTTCCTGAGACCCATTATCTAGACGACCAATCGGGCGCAGACCGAAGGGAGCGGCAGTAGAAGACATAATATCTCTCCTTCTTTCTACAAATTTAAGTTACGGCAAGCACCCGATGCCTGTGGGTTACTTACCAAATGTTGTGCGCGTACTACGCTCAGGCCGAAGCACTGGCATACGCGGGTCAGACTCACGCATATAATTATTATCAACAGACTCCATCGCTTGACGGTTCAATGTCTGGTGATAATCTCTGCGTGACTCCAAGGTATCGGTCGAGTTTTCGCAAAGCATTAAGCCCCCGACCTCAATATTACCCTCGAATCGGGAATCAATATCAGGTAGAACCTGCATTTCAGGATGATCTTCTGCCTTAACGGGAGTCCAGCCTTCGCGGAACTTAGACGAAACATTTTTGTTGTCGCTCTGACCTAAAGTCGATGTGCGAATCCAGCGGTACTCAATACCGTTCTTGGCTTCGGGAGTCGGCAACGCAGATGGGCGAACCCAGCTTGTGTTACGTTTTTGTGTTTCACGAGTCTGTGCTGTACGAGGTGTGCGTTCAGACATCTATATCTCCTTTTTTAAGAGTTGCGCCGCATATTGCTCTGGGGTAATCCCAAGTCTCTTGGCGAGTGAAACTTGAGTTGAGGTCAGTTGCACCTTGCGTGGTTTTTTTGCACTCCTACTAGCGGGGGCAACCACGGAGCCAGCCTGACGATGGGGTGCTTCCTCTGTAAAGCCATCATCAAACTTGTCTGGGAACCGTTTACGCATCGATGCATCGATACGACGGTAATACTCATCAGGATTATTATTACCATTAATCCCTTCTTTGACAAGTGACTGGTGTACACCAAGTGCATATCCTGTCATCTCGTCGTCATTGTTAAACCATTTATTTTCCTCTGCCCACGCTAAGGCCTTGTTATCTGGCTTCTGTACACGGACTTGTTCCTGTTGTTGAACACGTTGAGGTTGAGACTGATAGGCTGGCGTTTCTGCCACAGATTGACTGTATGTCGGGCGATATTGCTCGATCTGCATCTGTTGTGCCTGCGCTCGGTTTAATTTTTCTTGGGCGTCTAGAAGTTTATCTGGGTCACCAGACTCATAGGCTTCTTTATATTCGCGCTTTGCCTGATTTAATTCAGCAACTGCGCGGCCTTTTGCCTGCTCAACCAGAACACCTTCGCCATCTTTTAGTGTGGCTCGCAGTTTCTGGTTCTCTTCATACACCTTCTGGGCGTAATTAACAGCCTCTTCACGAAGTCTAGCCGCCTCTTCTTTGGCTCGGCGTTCTTCGTGATATTCATATTTAAGTTGCTTGATACGTTTCTGTACGCCTTCGCTATAGTTTTCTACCTCGTTATCATCTGGGATATTAGGTTTTGCATCTGCGGCACGACGAGGAACTCGGTCTTGCTCTGGCGTATCATCAACAATTTCTAATTCAAAGTCGCTACTAACAGCTTCTTCTTGAGGGGCTTCTTCGTAGCCACCATCATATTCCTGTTCCGTTGCTTCCATTGCTTCCATTGCTTCACTCATTAGTTTTCTCCTTATGCCCGTTCGTATCCGCGTGGGTCATCAACGACAGCCTCAACGGTGTCATCATTGATCAAACGAAACTCTTTGCCTTGAATCTTGAATCTTGTTCCAGAGTAAGAACGGAAAATAACAAAATCACCTTCTTTGCAGTAGGCGCCATTTGGAAAGCGGTCTTGATCGCTGTAGGCTGTTGGCCCCAACTTGACTACGAATCCAATGATTGATGCTATTTTTTCTTCGCCGACAATTTTATCTGGGAGATAAATGCCACCTTCAGTTTTATTATCAACCTCTGGCACGGCGATAAGAATTTTATAACCAGTAGGTTGTGGTAGTTTAGAAGCTACCGCTTCATCAATTTTTTGTGCAGAATACATCTGTTTTCCTTTGCAGTGAGTAAGGCTCACAGTCCTTGCGGTTTGTTAATCCGAATCAACTATTTCAATTTAATCTTGGCGGCATTATTTGTCACCTCAGTCAGCAATATATTTTTGCTCAAGGTCAATCATGTCTCGCTCAATAATAGCAAGACCCTCGATGCGGCCAACCATTCTATTGTACTCTTCCATGTTCTGGGCGCCACCGCTTGCTAGGTGATCTGCGCCTTCGTTCATGTATTCGCGTATTTTCTTTTTCAATGATTCTAAAATAACGTCCACCGTCAGACTCCTTTACATTTCCTTACCTAGTTGGATGCCAATCTTAGTCCCCTCAAGAATCGCATCCTTCTTGTTCTTATCATTTCCCTCAGCAATCTTGGCTCCGATTCTCGCGCCCTCGCGCACTTCCTCGGATTCAATACGTTCGCGCTGAACATCGATGTTCTGTTCTTTAGACACCTTTTCAATTTCTAGCTTCATCATATCAACGCGCTCTTGGTGTGCTTGCTGACGTTCCTTCAATGCAAGCTGGCGCTGTTGAATCTGCGTCAGCGGGTCTTGTTGCTGGCGCATAGCTTCCTGTTGCTGTGCCTCTGCCATGTCTTTATTCAGCAGTTTCTCTGCGGCCTGTGCGGCGAGACGCGAGATTTCAATCTCGACATCTTCTGGCAGTGGCTGTTCTTCACTCGGCAGTGAGACACCAAGTTGTTTCTCAATCTCACGGCGATACTGGAAGGCAACGTGTTCCGTAACGTGCGCCGCCAATGCCTGCTGGATAGCGCCAGCAAATGGGGATTGCCCAACAATCTGCATAAGTTTCGGGTCTTGAGCCGCCGCCAAGTGTACCTGAATATGGGCTTCGTGATCTTGGTACTTAAATGCTTTAACTGGCTCCTGCTTTAGCATTGCCATGTTTTCCGATACTGGGTCAGCAGGTTTAATGTCGTCTGGAAGTTTAACGATATCGTCTGCATCTTGTATACCAAGAACCTCTAACATCTGGCGATGTAGCTTACCCATGTCGTATAGCTGTGGCGCCTGCTGTGCTAATTGTAACGCGGCTTGATACTGCATAATACGCTGTGCCATTGTTGCGGCGTTTGGGTCTGATACTGGAATAACATCAACCCGACCATCAAAGTCACGCACACGAGAGAAGTCACCTTCAATCTCATATGAGTAATTCTCTGGCATATAATCATGCACGATCTTAGCAAGAATACGAAGCTCGTTCTTGAGCGCCGCATGAAGTCGTGACTGGACACCAGACATAACTTTCATTGAGCGTTCCATAAGAGCAAGCGTTGTGCCTACTGGTGCTTGATTGTTCAGATCACCAACTTGCACATCTGCTACAGAGCCAATACGGCGCCCCTCTTCAACAATGTTCCCCAGCAGTTGATACAAAACAGACGAAGGTTCTTTGTACGGGATAAAGGTAATAGAATCCCTGATCGCGCCCCCAGGAACGTCAACGTCCCTGAACTCGCCTGGCATTAACGGCGTATCATCACCTTTGATACGAAGCCCTCTAGCTTTAAGACCAGCAGGAAGATTAGATAGCGTACCTGCGTCGATAAGCTGGCGGAGTATTGAAGTGGCGCTTTTTGCGAGGCCACCGATGAGGTGTATAAGTCCTGTGCCATAAAAGCCGAGTCCTGGCAAATACTTGTAGTGGACGAAGTGCATACGCTTTTTCTTTTTCGGGTCATCCTCATACCAATTTCTCCTGATTGATAAAATTGTTCTCGAAGACTTATCGATTGTGATAATGAATGGGCGAGCAATATACTCTGGGTCGTTGTATGGTTCTGGCATAACCATATCAACGTGCATCTCAAGCAATGTGTGGCGGTCATCGTCCTCGATAACTGCTGTGTCGCCATCTAGCTCGTCGTACTTTTCTTGAATGTCCGAGTAGTCTGGCTCAGGTGCTGGCAAGTCTACGTCGCGATAGAAGTTGTTTACTTGAAGTTCCAAGATTTCATTTGGCGACTTTTTCATAACGTGCGTGTAACGCTCTGCCGTTGCCAAGTCTGAGGCGCCATACGAAACAACAAAGTCTTCCGCTGGAACAAACATAGCGCATGGGCGCTCTTTGATTGGGTCGTAATAAACTTTCTTAAATGCTGAACCAGCCAAGGGAAGTCGGAATAGCATTTGCTCTGTCTCATCACGGTACTCTGTCATCTCCTCCGTAAGAAGATAATTCATTTCCGTCTGTACGCGCTCTGACTGTTGCTGACGCTCTGTCGTTAGCTTACCCATAATTTTTGTTCGCACTGGCCCAGAAGCTGGAAACATCTCGCCCATAGCCTGAGCTTGGAACCGAACAACAGCCTCCGTTAAGACTGGGTGGAAAACACCAGAAGCGCCAGCCCAAGGTTGCTGACGTTCCTCGATCTTCATTCCTAAAAGATCAAGGCCTTTGACGTATGCCCTAGCCCAATCAGAACGAGATGTTCTGTCTGTGTTGAACTCATCGACAAGTTCTGCGGCCATAGACTGCAAGATGTCTTCGTCAATGAACTCAGCTAGGTTTGCGTCATGGTCTGGCCCCATGAGACTTTCCGCCACCTCGCCTGTAAAGTCGATGATCATCCCCCCGTCTTCAGTTTCAATGCCAACAGCATCAGGGTTCACGATCTCGATATCCAGTTCTTGGGTGTCTTCCTCAGTCTCCATGTCCAATGGAACCAATGTTTTATCAATAGCCATAATGTTATCCGAGTTTGCTTAGTTGTGAGTTTAGCGAATTGATTCTTTCCAGAATGTCATTCAGCCGCTTATCGTAATACTCAGCCTGTGAGCTTTGCTGTTGGTACTGATTACCGCTTTGATTGCTATATGGGTTGTACCCTTGGCTCATCGAGAAATCACCAAACCGCGTAACCCGCGGAGTTATTCCACCATATGACTGATACTGACTCCTTGACGGAGATTGATACTGACTAAATATTTGCTCTCTGTTAGAATAGCTTGGTAGGTATAGCGGTGGTGGTGGGCCAGAGTCCATGCCGTTAATCTTGCCATACCTGCTGGCAAACACCTCGCCTTTTCTGTTTAGCATGCCCATCAGCGGTAGTTCCTTAAAAGCTCTTCAAACCGATCAAGCTCGGCTTCAATTTCATCAAATCTCTGACCATAGTATCCCATATTGTTTTGGTTGTAACTACTATACGGGTTATATCTGTTGTCCTGTTGTCCGAAGTCAAAGCGGGTGGCAACTGGAGCAGATTGATTGTAATACTGCGGTGTCGGCGGTGCTGAGAAATACTTCGCGTTTATTTCATCTTGCGTTAGTGGTGCTGGCTGTCCCTTGCCGCCCTTGCCTGGAGCTGGAGCTTCTATCATTGAGAAGTCCATACCCGTTGCCATGCGGGTCGCATAAGCTACCTCAGCGGGTATCTCTCCGTATGGCGTCCATAGATAGTCTGGAACATCATCTGGCTTTGGCAGTGGGTTTGATGTTCTACCAGTAATAACGTCAGCCCAAGGGATAGGGTTTCCTGCTATGTTCATTTGACCAAGGCCAGAGAAGTCCGCACCCTTAAACGCATCAGCGTCGATGTCGTCTAGTGTGAAATCTGGGTTAGGGTATGTTTCGTCTGCCATCAGTAATACTCAACTCGCCTCGTATACTTTGGCTCGTCGTCCCAATCGTCTAGGTCGGTTCTAATCCAACCGCCCTGTCTAAACCTTAGCAGTGCTTGGGTCATAGAGTCCACTAAGTCATCGTGTTCGCCAGCAGGAAACGCGGCGGCTTCTTCGACAAGTTCTTCTGCCCACCGAGTTGGTGGAACCCAAATAATACCGCTTGCAAATAAGTCGGTAACTGCGTTTACACGAGCTATCTTATCTTGGCCGCGAGATGGTGTAAACTCTGTGACTGGTATGCCCATAGCCCTAAGCTCAAAGATCAATGGTGAACCAGCGGCCTTGGCCTCAACGATCATCTGATCTGGCTCCCAGTCATAGTACATCTGGTAAGCGGCTTTCTTTAGCTCTGGGAACTCTAGCTTGTCCTTGAAGGCGTCAAGCAAAATTAAGTTTGGTCGTGATGCGCCATTGTCATCTGGGTGATAGAATATTCCCCATGTTGTGCAGGCTGAATAGTCAGCACGTTGCGTTTTCAAAAATGCCGTATCCCATGATTGAATAACTGCTTCGCATGGTGGTGGAGATGTATGCTCCCACTCACGCCACCACTCGCGTTTGATGAGGGCGCCTTCTTCTGACGTTGGGTCTTGCTGATACTGAGCAGACCATTTTGATATTGGTAGTTCAGCCTTGAGGGCTTCGAGTTCGTCGAGCTTCCAGAACTCTGGCCATAGCGGATTACCTGATGGCATGATTGCTGGGAGTTCGATTACCTCCCATTCATTCGAGCCTTCACGGGTTGTCGAGTTTTTAATTATCTGTCCAGTTAAGTCACGTTGCGACCACCGCGTCATAACCAGAATGATGGCGCCCCCAGGTTGCAAACGCTGACGAGGCCCCGATGTATACCACTCGTAAACCTTGTCATAGACCTCTGGGTTGTGTGCGCCAATAGCCGCTTCTTGTTCCGAGTGCGGGTCATCAATGATCAGGATGTCGGCACCCTTACCAGTTACGGCACCGCCAACACCAATAGCGAAATAGTCACCACGCTTGTTTGTGTTCCAGCGCCCAGCCGCCTTTGAGTCTGACGATAAAGTTATCCCCGGAAATACTTCTTGGAAATCATCTTGCCCAATTAGGTTACGAACCTTACGGCCAAAGCCAACAGCAAGTTCTGCTGTGTGGGCTGTCTGAATAACTTTCTTTTCTGGGTAGCGTCCTAAGAACCATGCTGGGAAAAGGTATGATGCAAACTCTGACTTCGTATGCCGAGGTGGCATATTGATAATTAGGCGTTTAAGTTCCCCCTTGGCAACACGCTCAAATGCGTTAGCCATAATCTCATGGTGCTTACCATGAATGAACGATGGCCACATCCTTTTTACAAATGGAAGAAATTCTTCTCGAGCCTGTTCGACTTCAGTTGCCGACTCAAGCTCTTCAAGCAGTTTTAGAATAGCGGCTTGTTCGTCGCTTGGTATTTTGTGTAGGTTCTGTTTGAGCGCGTTAATGTCAACCATTGTTAATCATTAGCTGGTTCGGCACCTGAGTTCAAGAACAAACCAGCAACGTTCAACAGCCACACTACATCTCGATCATTTTCGATATTGCTTGAAAGAAAAATTTTTCCATCAGCCTTGCCCACGACGATAACATCTGTCAGACTTTCAGACTCAAGAAACTCATTCGATATCTTGTGTGGCGCGTCTATACGGACGTTTTTAACTGGGAACGGAATAACGTTACTAGACAATCTAGCCTCCCTGAGAGTTTGGGTGGACGGACCAAAGGGGGATAAAATCCATCCACCCATTGCGCTTTTTCTCTCTCGGCGCTATAATATATATATATTATATAATACCAGTATATAATATAATATATATTATAAATAAAACTATACAGAATATTTGTAATATATACAATAGCAGAAGTTCATATGAACTTTTTACAACTCAAAGGGGTGATAGCTATGAGGGCTATAATGAGACTTGTTGTCTATGCGCGAGGCGGTTACGAAGAAGGTGCCAGCGGCATGACCTTCAACCGCAGTGATATGGCACTTAATGGTCAGGCTTGGGCAGGACGTTGGGGAGAATATTTCCTGCGTCAACGTTACCCCAGAACTTGGATGATCAGAAAGGCCATTAAGTCATGCTCAAAGTTGATGGGTACGACGAAGCGATAATTGGCGTCACCGAACGCTGTGGCGCTCCAGATGTTTATGTTTACGATAAGCAAAAGATCGTAGACATCATTGTCGAGCGCGACGGATGCAGTGAGGAAGATGCCGTTGAGTTTGTTGACTACAACATTATCGGCTCCTACATGGGAGAGGAGACCCCAATCTTTATTTACGTCTTCTCACACGACTTCCCGCAAGAGGCATTAGATTCCGAATGGCCGATGTAATCGACTTCACTACCAAAAGAACCAAAAATTCAGACACCGAACCATTCGACGGCGTAACTGCTAATGTAGCACTAACGCAGTCACTAGACGCATTTGAACACGTTCTCATCATGGGGTGGGATAAATCCGGAAATGTATCAGTCAGAAGTGGTGGCGATATGTGCGAAGTCCGCGACGTAATTTACATTATGGAAATTGTTAAAGTTAAACTGCTAGAAGGGGAGTGACATGGGCAAAAGATACAGTCACTGGTTCTGGAATTCAGTATACATCCGTTACCTAAGTCGTAAGGTAGGACGCTTGCATCAATGGCTATGGCATAAGATGTACGAGCGTAAAAACAACTCTTGACATAGATGTAGTTGTATTATTATAAAGAATTAAGGATTGGGCTTTTCCCGGTCGACGAAAGGGTGCTAGTTTTACTGGCGCCCTTTAGTTGTACGGAAGGCTTTATAGAAGCCCATACAGAGCGTTTCTTAAAAATATACCCCCGTACCCCCTAGGATTCCTAAACACGCTTCTGCGGCGTTCTATGGCGCTCCTATCACTATTCCAGCAAAAAGAAAAAGAAAAGGGGTACCCCCCTCTTTCGTGGTGTGTGGTGATTGGATGTGTGAAATGCTGTACGACGCGCGACTGTTACGCCGTCAACATCTAGGGGGGTGGGGGATGGGTGGGGGGATGGCCTCCCCCTCGGATTGATCAGCCCTGCCCCAGCAGACGGCTCAGTCTGGCTTGGAGCTCTGCCTCGATCTCTGCCGCAGACCGTTCCCCAGCCTGCTCGATCTCGACACGGTCGCTGAAAAGACCAACTGTCTTGCCCAGCAACTCAAGCGCACGAACCCTAGCCCCATCAGTGTCTGCCTGCATGGCCTCTTCTTGAAGGCGTTTCAAAACGAACTCTTCTCGTCTGGCCTCCCTCGTGCGGCGATCCTCCTCCATCTGCGCCTGCAATGTCTTCACCCTTGCGGACACCTTGGGGTTTTGCGCTAGCTTGCAGGCCTCTTCCCAGATGGTCTTATCCTTCATCCGCTCTGCGTCATACGCCTCTCGGTATGCGTCTGATAGGACTGCACCCTTGGCCACTGCTTGGGCGAAAGCCTCCTGTTTGCCTGTCAGTCTCTCTGGGTTTGCCCCTACCAGTCTTAGGTGACTTGGTTTCTTTGTATCGCTCATGATTGCCTTGGCGGCAGGCCTTTCGGTCGCCACCCTCCTGTAAAAGTTCACATGAACATTATCACCTGCCTCGCCCCCAGTTGTCACCCCCTCTAGAAAGCCCATAGAAGGCCGTACAAGCGTTTTGTGGGCTCTAGGTCAGATCGTACCAGACACCCCTAGAAACGCTCTGTGTGGCCAAATTTGAGGCATACTAGATGTAGTATGTCTTTTGGATTTTGACCTACTAGATATGGTATGTCGCGCTACTCGTCAGGGCTGGTCTTGGGCATAAGGTTCACCTGAACTTTTTTTTGATAAATGTGATTTTTTTGATTGACATGATCTGTGGGTATGGTAAGGAAGGGTTAACAGGGGGTTCCCCTGTGGTGGTCGCGGCACCCGAACGACGCGCAAAAATAAGGGCAGAGGTCACTCCCCCGCTTGTCGCCTGAGAGACGGCTGACGTGATGCGGCGCACACCAACCACCCCACCCGATCGGAGGTATACGTCTTGCGTGGACAGTCCAATGACGGCAAGCAAGCAGTCCCCTCTGCATTTCAGATGTGGCCAGCGTATGCGCTGGCTTCACCTGCAATGTCGCAGGATTTTTTAACTGTCAAACTGGAGGAATTACCCATGACAAAATTGAACTTCAACGGCCTGAACACCAACACCATCCAAGTTGTGGCTCTCAACGAGAAACACATCGCGGCTCGCAAGGCCGACAACGCCGAGAACACGGCTCTCAACAACGAGGCCAAGGTCGAGGCATACGCGCAACTCATAGCCGAGTTTGCTGGTCTGCCGCGCAACAAGAGCGGCAAAAACTTCTTCGCAACGGCGGTATCGACACAGATCAAACTTGATCTGAAAGAGCAATGCGCTCTGTCGGACGCTACCCTGAAGCGCTATTACGAGAACTCGGTCGCCGCCATCAAGCACTACGGCTTCGGCAACAACACCACACCCGAGGCTGTGGCTCAGGCTTTCGCCGATGACGGTATCACGAGCGAAGGCAAGTTGGTCAAGTTGGTCAAAGGCGAAGACCTGCCGCGCACTGTCAAGGTCGCCCAGCAAATTGCTGGCAAACTGACCGTGGCTGGCAACTTCAAAGAGGGCTGGTCGGACGAGGAAATCGAGGAGTTTCACTCGGCTCTCGCCAACGCCCTGCGCGAGCGGCAAGCCGCCCGTGAGGCCGCTGAGGCACAAGCCGCCAGCGACAAGGTGGCCGACGAGGTCTTGGCCGCGCTGGATGCGGCCTAATCGGTAGGGCTGGGGTAACTCCCAGCCTCACCAAAAAGTTCAACTGCACTTTTTATGGAGGCATTATGCTAATCAAATACGCAGTCACAGTTTACTTTGAAACCAACTGCCATGCCGAAATGATCGCCAAGTTCGTAGACGACGAGGTCTATGGCATGGCGGCACCAGCACTCGAGGCATGGGCGAAAGCCAATGGTGGCATCATCACCGAAACAATCACCGCCGAGGAGGCATAATGGAAATCAAATTGACCAAAGATCACCCAACCGAATGGCTGGGCAATGGCTTCGGCTCTGCGACAGCAACGTGGTTTGTCAAAGGCCGTGAGCACATCGCTGTGCGTAAACTCGGTAGCGTTTGGAAAGCTATCGACACCACAAAAGACACGCGCCCTGCGACAGTGATCGCTCGCGGTGATACGCGAGATCAGTTGCTGGTCGCACTGCAATCCAAGTTAGTCTAGACCTGAGCGGCGTGTTGCCACGCCGTTCTAGCCTACACTAAGTAGGATGTTCAACGCAAAAACAGGAGGACTACCCAT